TTGCCTCCCCTTTTATTTGCCGGTGTGTTAATTGAAGGCGGTATCGTTGGGTATGATAGCAACGTTGTAACTGGTGGAAGCGGTATGAGAATTTTAGGCATCGGTCCGCAAACTCAATATCGAGCAGACATGATTACTATTGGAATACGTGTTGTTAGTGTTACGTCAGGAGAAGTTCTTTTTAGTATATTAACAACAAAAACCGTATACAGTTATATGGATAAACTTGGAGTATTACGATTCATCGAAGAAGGCACGAGATCGATAGAAGCCGAAGTAGGTATGGGAATGAATGAAAGCGTAAATCGTGCCACAAGCATGGCTATTCAAGCCGCTGTTGTAGAAATGGTTCGTGAGGGAGAAAGAAAAGGTTATTGGGACTACGACCCAATATCAGAAAGACAATTAAACTTAGAACCACAACAACGTGAACAACAAAAAGCACCTATCAAAGAAACAGAAAGCATATTTGATAAGTTGTTTATATGGAGAGATTAAAATGAAAAAAATTAATATTTTAGCAATTACACTTTTTTCTATGTTTGCTATGTTTAACGCATATGGACAAGAAACCAGTACATCTAACAACGTTTTTATTGATCAAGTAGGTAACAGTAACACAGTGACACTTACGCAGACCGGAGCAGGAAATAGCATTGGAAATAGTTCTAGCGACTATGCTACAATTACGGGCGATAGCAACTCAGTCACAATGACACAAACTGGAGATAATAACATAGCGCAATACGTAATTACTGGAAACGCTAACACTTATCTTAGTGACATCACTGGAAACGGAAACCAAGTACAAGTTACCTGCGGGACATCTGAAAACGCTTGTTCAGGTGTTACTATAAACCAAGAAATCCAAGGGAATTCTAACTCTCTTGTAGAAACAATTAGTGGTACTAATATTTTTAGTAAAACCAAAGTTGTTGGTAATATGAACGACATTGAACACAATTTGACTAGCAGTAATGGCAAATTAGATGTTGACATCAGCGGTGATGAAAACGTTATGCGTCATACACAAGCCGGTTCAGCAGGCGTTGAGGGACATAATTTAATTGTTACTTTAGCCGGATCCTTGAATCAAGTCACAACTGTTCAAAACGGAACAATTGACACCAACGTAAACATCAATGTAAACGGCTCAAGTAATGTCATAAATGTATTGACTGGAAACTAATTGTGCGCCGCTTTTTTTGGTTGTTGTTAGTAACACTAGCATCTAGCAGTACTGTTCAAGCAGATATAGGTGCAGTGTCTAAACAAAATGGTTCTCTTGCTACAATCAAAAGAGAATCTACAGAAATAGAAAGCGAAGTCAACTTCGCCATAGAAAGTAATGATGTGGTAACTACACAAAAAGACACTAGTCTTGAAATTACTTTTATTGACGACACCGATGTAAAAATTACTGAGAACAGCAGACTAGTAATCGATGACTTTGTTTTTGACCCTAACCAAAGCGATGCCGGCAAAGCAAGCATGCGAGTGGCTATGGGCACAGTTAGATATGCTAGCGGTCAGATTGCTAAAGCAAATCCCCAAAGAATAAATATCGGAACACCAAGTGCTAATATTGCTGTTCGTGGCACTGATTTTCACATGACTGTTGACGAAGCAGGAAGAACACTAGTTATTCTTGTACCCAGTTGTACTGATGATCAAGATCAAGAACTAATCAACTGTCAAACAGGAAAGATTATAGTTGAAAATGCCGCAGGCAAAGTAGAATTACAAGAACCATATGTAGCAACTTATATTTCTAATTTTAATTCATTGCCTAATCCACCTGTGGGCATTTCACTAAACATAATTGATCCTCGTGTTTCTTTTGACAGTCAAATAAACAATAATCTTATAATAAGTCCTCCTAGTGAAATCCAAGAGCAGATAACAAGAACAGAGCCTCAGGAAAACGAAGAAGAACAGTTTATAACACAAACAGAAACAAACAACAATGCTAAAGAAAATAAACAAAAGCAAGTAACAGATGCTATTGCTACAAGCAATGATGAAGGCGTTTGTACAGGCAAAATTAAGTGTGTTAAAAGAAATCCTTATCTTGTGATGTACAGAGAAACTGAAAACGAACACTATGCCGAAGTAAGAATGAGGTTGAATTCTAATATGGACCTTTCGATTACACACAATGGAGACAAAGCAACACAACCATGGGGACCTGCTCCTCAGTCTGGAAACAAAGTGACTATAACACAAGGAAAATAAATGAAAAAGATTTTTACATTATTACTGATATTTGCTTCTTCTGTTGTATATTCACAAACAGACAACTATGGTTTTGAAGATGGCGACTATGCTAACTGGCTAGTAAGCAATGGCGTTTCTGGCATAAGAGCGAATTGGGGACCTAATGGAAATGGAGCACAAATCAGCACAGGTTTAGAAAACTTTTGTGTAGGTGGAGGATTTTGTTGGTCTATTACACCCCATGGACAGTACATGCTTTCATTGCAACCGGGGTCAGGGTCTCCTAGTTTCGAAAGTGCCGCCGCAAGTTCAGGTCTTACAGCTACACAGATTCAGGCAATAAAAGACTATATTCAATTTCAGGCTGAAAACGGTGGTGGAGGGAATCCTACCCCAACAAATTCTACTTTTGCTCAAACAACACGATTTTTAGAAGCAGGCGTAACATATACTTATGCTTGGAATTATTTAAGTACAGACTACGAACCTTTCAATGACGGTTCGCTTGTTTCTGTTACGGGCGGCCCAGGTGTTGCCACAGTTAACAATCAAGAGGCTTATGCTTTATTGGGTTTTACAAATACAGGGACGGGAAACTACTCAGTTGGAAGCTATGGATCAACTGGCTGGCAACTCGTACAATTCACAGTGTCAGCATCAGGTGAGTATGATATTTCTTTTATGATTTTTAACATGGGGGACACCGCACTAAGTCCTATACTGTTCATTGATGAAATTACCGGGGCAACTGAATTAAATGGAGAGTCGTATGGACCTATTCCTCCTAACGAAGGGTCTAATGCTCCAACTACTGAAACACCTCCTCCAAGTGATTCACTGTGCTGTGGGGGTAGTGCTGATCCATTTGATCCAAACAGTAACAATATTGATAAAATTGACACATTTGAATCAAGACCCGCATCAGATTCCCAAGTATACATTGATCAAACAGGATTCAACAATAACATCGATGTTACTCAAATGGGGACAGATCAAAACTACTTTGGTTATATTGGTAATGGTGATAATAATACAATCTTAACAGTACAAGAGGGTGATTCTTCTACTAATAGCAATTATATTGAATTATTTGTAACAGGTGATGATAATGATTTAAGTTTTTTCCAAAGCAGTTCAGGCGGAAGCAAAGGAATATTTGCTACAGTAAACAATAACGGAAACTTTATTGATGCCCAGCAAACAGGAAGCGGGAGTCATTATTTAGATATAACTTTGTCTGACGGGGATAAAACTATAAATTCTTTACAAGAAGGCAATGCCTCACATTTTGCTATTATTAATCTAGCGGGTCAACCAACTACGCTAGACATGATTCAATCTGGTTCCACACAACAATTCTATTCTATTTCTCATACTTGTGCTACAACCGGCGGCTGCGGAACAATCACAATAACACAAGGACAATAATATGATTAAAAAGATTTTGCTTAGTCCATTAACAGCTATACTTACATTGTTATTAGTTGTTGGTGTCAGAGTTAGCGACCCGAAATTTGTTGAAAGTGTTCGGCTGAATTATTTTGATACATTAATTACTTCAGCAGAGCCTGTACAAAACAATATTTACACTGTAAACATTGACGAAAATGCGTTAAAACAATATGGACAATGGCCCTTTCCTAGAGATGTTTATGCAAAAATTATTGAAGATTTGTATGCTAAAAACGCTGGCTTAGTTGTATTTAATGTGCTTATGGCAGAACAAGATCGAAGCGGAAAAGATCAAGCACTAATAGACACTATGTCTCAATATCCTGTTATATTGCCAAATATACCTTCTATGGAGTCTCGTAATACTCCTAGAAAAACAGGTGCTGCCATATTAAATTCAGAATATCTTTACACAGTTTTACAATATCCCGGTATAATTGCTAACTTAAAAGAATATGAACAACTAGCTGTAGGTGCTGGCATTGTAAATACACTTCCAGAAATTGACGGTGTTAACAGAAGAATACCATTGGTGGCAAGCGTAGACGATGTATTATATCCCGCACTTAGTTTAGAAGTGTTGCGTGTTGTGGCAGGCGACATTAGTTTTCAAATTAAATTATCACCGATAGGTGTTGATAAAATGCGAATTCCTCAGTTTGGACCGATTACTACAGACAGTTTTGGAAGAATATGGATTGATTGGAGTCAACAGTCGATTTCTACTAGTTTAACAGAATTACCAAATGATTTTGGAGGAGCACTTGTTATTGTAAGTCCAACTGCGGCAGGTATTAGCAATCCAGTTCCTGCTTCTATTGGTGCTGTTCATCCACACGAACTACAAGCATCAGTGATTGGTACTATGTTCAATGGTGTGAATATTCAACGACCAGACTATGCTGATTTAGCAGAAATCTCAACACTAGTTATCTTAGGGCTATTAATTGTGTTGTTGTCTCGTTTTACTTATATTGGTTTAGGGACGATGATTATACTAGCCGTAGCCGCTATCCCTGCCAGTCATTATCTTTATGATACTTACAAAATGTTATTTGATGCTAGCATGCTTGTTGTTGGGATTTTATTAGTTGGATTACACACTTATGGCGTGAAATTTATAGATGAGTTTTTACAGAAGCAAGCAATTAAGAAACAATTTGAGGGTTACGCTTCTCCTGCTGTTGTTAAGTTGCTTCAAGAAAATCCTGCTTTAATCAAAGAAGGCACTAAAAAACAAGTATCTATTTGTTTTTCTGATCTAAGAGGCTTTACCCCGCTTGGTGAAAGTTTTGGTGATGATGTAAAGGGCTTAACTGAGATAATGAACGGTTACATGGACGCGATTACACAACCAGTCTTAGATAACAACGGTATGATTATCAAGTACATCGGCGATGCTAGTATGCATATACACAATGCTCCTATAGATGACCCCGAGCACCCTGCTACCGCTGTAAAAACTGGATTACAAATGCTTAGAGCAGTAGAAAAATTTAATGATGATCTAGTAGCAAAAGGTAAGCCACCTATCGGCATGGGTGCAGGTATTAATACTGGGCTAGGCTATCTAGGCGAAATGGGTTCTACAAAGCGTCATTCTTATGATGTATTAGGTGACGCTGTGTCTACTGCCGCTAGAATTGAAAGCAAATGCAAAGAGTATGGTTGTTTGCTTCTTGTAGGGGAAGAAACTGTTAAGCAATGCAAAGATGAATTTTTCTTTTTAAAAATTGATGATCTAGCAGTTAAAGGAAAAAGTGTAGGTATAGGCATCTATACCGTATTAGAAAAAAATCACGACACTTATGTTTGGAAAGAGCGTTGTCACATAAGATCAAAAACACTTCATGATAAAATGCATGAACGATATCGCAGTCAAGATTTCAAAGGCGCTATCAAATTGCTCAAAGAATTAAGGGGTCACTTTGATGGCAAAATGGATGCTTACTATGACATGTGGGAAAAACGTTGCGAGCATATGATGAAACAAAAATTACCAGCAGATTGGAATGGTGTGTTTATAGCAGAAACAAAATAACGCTTTTAAATTAGTCACCGAACATTCTAATGATTAGTTCTTCCATAATTTGATCGCGTTCTTTATCGGTAAATGATTGCCATTTGTTTATTTCTTCGCTTGTTCTTCCACAACCGTTGCACAAGCCTGTAATAGGGTTCATCTCACAGATGTTAATGCAAGGGTTCTTCATATTACTTAAGTTTATTTAAAATAAATCAATGCCATTAAAATTGCTTGAGCATAAAACCCTAAGCCAATTGTCAATAAGTTTAAGACATCTTTTTGAATAGTCGCTTTAACAAAAAATAACGCAAGTGCTGTCCAAATAATCAAAACCATGTCAATAGGAGGTGACGTGTCTGATACTCCTTTCATCATACTAAACAATGTTGGTATTGTCATAGAATGAATAAAAACGATTGCTAGCCAGCCCAATGCTTGAGAACTAACATTAGTAATTGTTTCTTTAAAACCAACTGATAAACTTACAAACGCCTCTACTGCTTTTTCTCTAAAGACTGCTGACCAAGATTTTAATCCGTTAAAGTACATTGTTTGTCCCGTCTGTGTAAAAAATATGTGCGCCAATTTTAGATATTCTTTGCTGTCTCATGTGAAAATTTGGAGATACATAATCTGCATGATAATACAAAGCATTTGTTAAGCTAGGTAGCCTAAAATCTTCTAATAAAACTTTTTTTGCGATTTCATAACTTTGATCAAACGCTTTAGGGTTAACTGGTCTTGTTCTATGAACAGAATCACAATACCAACTAAATTGACATACTACTTTTGCTGTGAACGCATTTTTTTGATATACAACATCACAAACCGAGTCAGGAAATCTAGGGTCTTCTACGCGATTTACAGTTACTTGTGCAACGGCTACCTTGCCTTCAAATGGCTCGTAACCTGCTTCTTTATAAACATTCAATGCCAAACAGTCTAGACTTTTGCTAATCTCATTGACGTTAACATTTTCACTTATTTGTGAAGGGTTTTGTTTTTCGTATGAAGTAATTTTTATATCAACAACTGAACTTATAAAAATAGCCGCAGTAATTGACCCAAAAATTAAATATAGCGCACGTAAAATGTGTTCCATAGCTATTCTCCTTTTAGCCAAAAACTTAGTTTTAACTTAAAGATCAGCAATAACTATACTACGATCTTAAGTCAAACACAATCTTTTTGGTTATTCTAACCAACAATCGCAATTACATTCGATAACCTGCTCGATTGCTTGAGATATACTAGCTACTGATGGCATCAATATGCCCGAAGTATACCTTGTATCTAATTCTGGGGGTACATCGCCGTCTTCGATTCCCGGATTTGGAGCGCCCGGTTCTTCTCCAGGATTCGGAAACGGGGGTCCAGGTTCACTGGGTAACTCGTCAATTGGTTCAATATCTGGAGGTTCGTATCTATATCTAGGGGCAATTATAATAGGTCTTCCTGGCTCTGCTGGGTCATCATTACCAGCCCAAGGAGGAGGAGTCCACGTTCCATCTTGATTTTCTTCTGGTCCAGGATAACCGTCTGTTATGCCTTGAATTGTGCCATTGATCATAAGTGTTTTAAAATCAGTTTCATTTAGTTCGCTAGATAAGTTGTTATCTATTCCAAGACCAGCAGATTGTAATCTAGATTGATTTCGTTCTGATCGCATTAATCCTATTAAACTTTGACCTCCTAAACTGTTTGTATCTGATATGGCTTCTAGTGTTTGCGCGTTCATATGAGGTTTAGTGTCTGAAGCAAACGTAGGAACAGAATCTACAAAAGTAATTTGCGTATTTGGATAAGGATTAACAAAATAATCTTTTGGTATCAATACATTTCCTAATGCTGTAAATCTAGTTCGTTGTTCTCTTGTTAGTCCATGCCCCAACTGATTCCAAGAGTTGTTTAAACTTCTAACTTGAAATTTTCCCTGAGAAAATATATTAGAAATTTCATCATTTGCTTGGTCAATATAAGAATTAACTACCGAATTCATGGGTTCGGGCCAGCCTTCAGGAGGATTATCTTGGCCTGTTGGTGGAGTTAAACATTCTCCTCTTCTATTGTAGATTGCTCCGGTTGTATTTTGCCCATCGTCTGATCTTTCACCGTTCGCTGTTACTGGCAAGCGTTCAACTGGCGGGCGTTGAACGCTTAGTGAAATTAAAGGCAAGTTTTCATCTACCCAGTCTGCACTTCTAGGGCTTCCACTAGGTGTTTTTGGAGGATTGTTTAGCGTATCTTGTCCGGTTAAATCTTCCCAGTCTTCTTGTACTACGTTTGTTATCCACGTTACTTGATTATAATTAGGATTGTTCCAAGAAAGTCTACCAAAACTTCCTCCTCCTAATGACTCTGCGTTTCTATCATTAGTTCCCATTTGACACTTTGGTGGTTCAAACGTTGGTATATCGTTTCTGTCTTCAGAACCAAACCCTGAAGGATTCGAAGGGTTAACTATGCCTGAACAAGTACCGCACTGTTGATAAACTCCACCACTTTCAACCCAATCATCTCCGCCGCAGTTTGATGTGTTAGATGGGTCCCTTACAAAAACATCTACTTCAGGTTTTGGTGCTTGACCTCTGCCATATCCTCCGCCTTCGGTTGTTGAAATTGCTAACTGATATTTTCCTGAACTTATTCTAGGCTGACCACTTGTTGAATATCTGAATTGTGAAAGTGTAGTTTCATCGGTAACTGGATTATAATAAGGGTTAGGATCATAATTAGGTTGTCCAGGATCGGGCTGATAATCAGGGTTGGGGTCATTTTCTACAGTTTCAGGCGCTTCATATTCTTGTGTTGTTTGCCAAAAATTATCTTGAGTAACACTAAATGTAGCAGGGTCCCATGTAACTGCTAAAAACATTTCTTTGTATATGTTTGACAATTTTAGTGTTGTCAGTTCTTCAATATATCTATATATCCCTCTCCAGTTATAGGGCAGACCAGACATTGAACCATACAAATCAGACATTGTAAATGTATTGTATGGTCCGCTTCCTTGAGCAATTTTTTGTTTCGCCTCTGCACGAGCATCTTGATTAGTAGGAACATCCGCTTGATTTAATAATGGAAGAGTACCCGGCGTTTGAGCACCTAAATTTATTGTTTCTAAATTTCTTACAATGTTTCCAAACTCTGGCAAATTAGAATTTTCAATGCTTTTGATCTGTTGCATAGAGTAAGAAAAAGCACCGGCGGCTATTGCTTGATCTTCAGGCAATATTCCTCTTAAATATGAATCAAATCCAGTTGGCAAATTCGAATTTATTAAATCTGGATTAGACTGTGATGATTCTCTAGTAGGCGGAGTCATACTAGGGGACAGATTTCCTACAAGCTCCTTTATTGACGGTGATTTTAAACTAGCGTTAATACCTCCGCTGTTATTGAATATAGGGTATAATGTTTTAGCGGGCTGATCTAAGTTTGTACTGTATATAGGAACAGTAAGCGAACGCCAAGTATCAAGTGCATATCCGAAAAGTTTTCTGACATTTAAAAGATCAGCAAGCGATTCAAACCCTTCATCAAAAAATCCGGTTCTTTTTATTCTATTAGGTTCAACGCCTAACCTACTTAGAACTTCACGCAAGTTACTTGTTTCTCCTTCACTACGATCACCTCTTATTGCTAAAAAGGCTCCATATATTTGTCGTTCTTTATCTACAGACAATCCAGTAACTTTGCCAGAAGAAATATTTGAAATTTCTTTATTGGTTAAACCTGATGCTAGTAATGCTAAACTTAGTTCAGCAGTAATAGCATTATTTTTTGCTAGGGTTCTTAATAACGTTGATGGTAAACCAAACGAATCAAGCATAGTAAAATCTATTGCATTACCTAACGTTAATAATTCATCTCCAAAGCTACCAAAAGCACTGCTTACACCAGATATTTCAGCAGTGTTTAAGTCATCTAAACTAGTATACATTCCCCTTAAAAAGTTTTCAGCATTGTGTATCGCTAGAATAGCTTCATTTATACTCTGGAGCCAAGCATCTGAAGACAAGTATGATCCTAAAAATTCTTTGTATTCGGGAGATGCAGTTGGGTTTTCATTGTTCCAATTAAATTCGTTATGTGCTTGCAGAGCATGAAGTCTTATATATCCCCATTGAGTAATCGAATCGTTGGGATTAGATGTATTATATGGCAACCAAGACGCGGCTTGACCATAGTCTGTGTTTCCTTCAATCGGATATCCGGTGTTGGCAGGTGCTGTTACCCCTAATTGTTTTTGTGCTAACGTAGTCCAAACGCCTCCGTTGTCTTTAGCTTGGTAGCTAGGAGGTTTAGAATTCCCTAAAGCATGAATTTGATTGCTACTTCTTCCCGAAATATTTATTAAGTTGTTGTAAGTAGCACTTGTTACTTTCTCTCGATTATACCCGTCGTGGATGCTCCAGGTCAACAATCTTAAAACAGTATCTTGTACTAGACGACCAAAGTTATAATTGTCATTAGAATTACTACTACCCATATAGCTGGCAGCGATTGGATTAATAGTAAGACCCCTGTTAATAAGGTGTTCACCTAATACGTTTACTCCTAAGGGATTTTGTTTTCCGCTGTCTGCCATGGGGTATGCTCGCGTTGTTAGGGCACATTAACATTGGGGCTACCTTGAATAATTTTGTGCCCACAATCTAAACCTGTTCCCTCTCGTAATACAGGAGAACCATCAGCAAAAACTGATGGACTTCCTTCTGTAGTTTTGGCTTTTTTATGTTTGCCCTTGCCGTGCGGAGTTATGTCACCAACATGAACTCCCACAGGCTTGTTGTTAGCAAAAACTGTTTTTGCTCCTTTAGCAACTTTTCCGCCTGCTTGTGTTGCATCACCTTTTCTGCTAAGTTTCGCCATATTATCCTAATACTACTTTCTTTTCTGGAAGCTGAATTCCAGAAGTTGCTTCAACGTACTTGTCTTTGATCGTATCATCAGTTGGTACGTAAATCGCAACGCTAGTAGTATTTATTCTATATTCAGCACTATTATTGGCTGTAAACACGCTAGGAACCAGTCCCATTCCTTGAGCACTTGGTGCAACAGAAACTGGCTCAGATACAACTAATTGATTATTTTCAGTATCAATATCTGTAACTTTTGCAATTAATTCTTCGCCAGAATTTAGTTTGATTGTGTATATTTCATTTTTTTCAATATTCATTGTTTGTCCTTTATATAAATTAATTTAATCTAAAAGTCGTTGTTTTAGTTCGGTAAAGCCACCTATGTATTCATCATCTAAAAATATTTGAGGTACAGTTTTTGCATCAGGAACTGCTTCTAGCATTTGCTCTCTTGTCCAATCTTGACCAATATCTCTTTCTTCGATTTCAATACCTTTGGACTCCAATAACACTTTAGCTTGAACACAGAACGGGCAATAATCTTTACTCCATACAATTGCTTTCATAGTACATCACCTTTATTATCCAAAACGGCATACAAATGCCGTGTTAATATTTATTCAGCAATATAAAGTGATATTATATTTTATTAGGCTTCGCAAGCCGCACAGCCTGTAGACATTACACGTTTACGAGTAAGTGATTGTGCAGTTGACATTGAATAGCTATAATACAAACTTTTAACGCCCATTTCCCATGCATACAAATATAGCGAATTAATTTCTTTAACACTCATATCAGGATCAAGCATCAAGTTTAAACTTTGTCCTTGATCAATATATGCTTGTCTTGTCGATGCTTGATCAATAATTGTATAAGGGTTGAGTTCAGAAAAAGTTTTGAAGACTTCTTTTTCTTCTTGTGTTAAGCATTCAAGATGCTGAACTGATCCGTCAGCAACCATAATAGACTCCCAAACTTCGTCAGTGTTTTCTCCTTTAGACTCTAACAATTCAAGTAAATATGGATTTTTAATTGTTACTTTCATTTTTGCCAAATCTTTCACATAACAGTTTGAGAACTCGGGTTCAATAGACTGACTTACTTGTCCAAGAATAAAACTGCTTGACTTGGTAGGAGCAATTGCCATTGTTGTTGTGTTACGCATTCCGTAACCTTTCAACAAAGGTGGTTCTCCAAACTTTTTAGCCAACTCTTTTGATGCTTCGTATGATTTTTCTTTCATTGTTTTGGCAATCTCTAGATTCTTTTGTGCCGCTTCTTTAGACTCAAAAGCAATCATGTTAGACTGTAAATAAGAGTGCCAACCTAAAACACCCATGCCAATTGCTCTATGATTTTTAGCAAACTCGTGTGCTCGTTTCATGTATTCATGACCTTCTGTTTTGCGAATAAATTCTTCGCACACAGTGTCTAAAAAGTAAGTCATCGTTTCAATCGCATCTGTTTCTTTAATCTCGTCCCAATGCAACAAGTTAATAGATGATAGTACACAAGTAAAAGTTTCTTCAGTTGTTGAAGGCAAAGCAATCTCTGAGCACATATTCGAGGCATGAATACGCAAGTCTTTGTCTTTATATACTTGTGGCTTATTGTTGTTTACATTTCCAGAATACAAAATATAAGGATAACCAATTTCTGATCTACGCTGTAACACTTTAGCCCATACTCTGCGTTTATCAGGGTCACCTTCTTTCATTTCTTTAATAAAATTATCTGAAACAACGATACCAGTTGTTAGTCCTTGAATAGGGTTTCCTTCAATCCCAATGTCTAAAAACTCTTCTGCATCAGGATGTTCAATATCTTGATATGCTGAAAAAAATCCTCTACGGACAGAACCTTGTGATACCACCGATGCTAGAGTGTCATACATTTGCATAAAATGTACAGAACCCGAAGACTCTCCTGAGTTTTTGATGGGTGCGCCTCTGGGTCGCAGTGCACCAAAATAACCAGAAGTTCCTCCACCGTTTTTCATTAACATGCCGTTTTCAGCATGCCCATAAAGAATTGACTCCATGTTGTCATCAATATAAGAACCAAAACAACTTACTGGGAGACCTCTTTCTTTGCCATAGTTTGCCCAAACAGGAGACGACAATGAATAAAATCCTCGACTCATATAGTCATAGAACTTATCCGCATAGCCCGGCATTTTTAAATATTCTTCTGCCGCTTCAGCAATCTTTTTTATGCGGGTTCTAGGGCTTTCATTTTTTTCCAAATATCCTCTAGAAAGAAAAGTTTTTGAGTCTTCGTTTAGCCAATAAAATTTTTTCATTTTGTCTCCTTAAAATAAATCGTCTTCTGTGAATGCTTTTGTTTTCTTAGAATATGCTGTACTGCGTTTCACAAAAAAGTCAATGTTCTTTGTGCTAAGAATTTCTTCTACAAACCAATCTGTTGAGCGAACTTGTTCTCTATCAACATCGTACAATGGTTTTAAATCAATTGCTTTTAACGATTGATTAAATCTATGTTTAAGAAACTCTTTAACAGTTTCTTTTGGCAGAAAGTCAAGATCAGAATCTCCGTAAATCCAATCTACAATTGCTGATTCTGCTTTAAACGCTTCTCTACAAAGTCTATTAACTTCATTGATAGTATCTTTATCCCACCAGTCTGGGTGCTCTTCTTTGATAATATTCACTATGTCAAAACCAAATCGAGCATGAATATCTTCTTCTTTTGATGTGGCCTCTACAGCGTTTGAAATGCCCTTCAATACATTCTTATGCTTGTTAAATGACATCATAATTAAAAATTGTGAAAATAATGATACATTTTCAACAAACATAGAAAAAAGAATAATTCTATGAAAATAATCTTTATCGTCTACAGGAGACTGAATTGCTTGTTCTAAATATGCCATGCGTTTTTTGATTGCTGGAACTTCAACAATATTTTCAAATTCTTCATTCAATCCCATAATTTCTAATAAGTTAGCATAAGCATCGGCATGACGAACTTCAGATTCACCAAATGTTACTCCAACTGCTTGGATTTCAGGCTTAGGCATTTTATCTCCGATCTTAGACCAAAATGTTTTTACTTGCACTTCGATCTGAGATATAGCCAACATTGCTTTTTTAACAATTTCAGCTTCTTCTGGCGTCATACGAACTTTCATGTCTTGTATATCAGAAGAATAATTAAACTCTGTGTGAATCCAATATGAATGTCTGATTGCTTCAATATACTCAACTAACTGAGGATATTCATATGGTTTTAAATTTGCTCTTTTTCTAAACACGCTAGGCATGTTGTTAAAGCGATACAAGATATATTCACGAGCAAGATCATGTAAACCCATGTCCATAGCAACGTTTTCAACCATTCTATGAATTGCATCTACGTTTACAATTACATCATCGGTTAAATCTTCATTTAACTTATTAGTGGCTTCTTGTGCAATTTCATCTGATAAACTTTTGCTTCTGATTCCAGCAGATTTCATTGCTTTTGCTACAGCAACACTGATTTTAGAATTATCAAATTCTTCAGTAGTACCATCTCGTTTCAATACATAATTTATAGTAGTGGCAGGAGCCTCGATTGTTTCTGTTGACATTTTTAATCCTCAAAATTATTTTTAATATTTATTTTTTTAAACAAGGGATCAACGTCAATGTGACGCTTGATCTCGAAATCCGAGTGAGTAGTATTTAACACTGAGCCGGGCCAGTAATTCATCACATATTTTACGCAATCAACTAGAACTAATACTACGTCATTATTATGATAATCGGTTGCTTCAATAAAGTCAATATCTTCTATGCCCAATAAAAGTAAAGTATAAACCATTCCTAACCCTAGCATAAGGACAATAAATGTTATCGTTTAATAATTGCCATGGATCGGGCCACGATTCAATTTCATCTGGGTGAAGATAATGATTCGACATTGGGCACTTTTGCCAAAACCTATCGACCTCGACACAAATATTGCCGAGGTCTGATGATTCTAGTTCATTTTTTAGATCGTGCCAGGCTTTGAGCCTTTCTATATAACTAAGAACAAAAGGATTCATTAAGTATACTTATCATATATAGACAAGTACAAATATTAACATCTACCAATTAATACTTCAATCAATCCTTCGCTTTCACCTGACAAGTTTTCTAATGCTTTACCGATTACTGTGCCTGGTTTTGCTTCATTGTTTACTTTACCAAATCCAACTTGTTCTGAAGTTACAATTAAGTCACCTTTATTAACGGGTCCAATAACTTTACAAGGTACACGACCAATTAGTGCTAACTGAACTACATGTTCGCCTTCACATTCTGAGTTCATTAAGTAAGCAGGGTTAGTTGATAC